TGTCCTGGGTGCGACAACATGTGCGTATGCCCTGAAGGTATTGAACACGATCAAGAGATAAGGATTAAGCAACATGGCAAAAAAGTATAATCCTAAAAGCGGCTTAATTACAAAGGGTGCCATAGCCCGGCAGCAGATCGGCATTGATGATGTGGCATATCGAATGCTGCTGGAGCGTCGCTATGGTGTCACCAGCTCCAAAGACCTCAACATCAAGCAACTGCACGACTTAATCCATAACGTTTACATCGGTGAATACGGATGGGAACCCAAGCCATCCAAGAACAAGAAGCCCACACCGACACAGAAAAAGGGCAAGGGTTATCAGGGTGAATTTGTCGAGATCAACCCGAAAGATCCGTTAGCCAAGCAGAAACGTTATGCATTGGCTCTGGCCGCGCTGCTCGGCTGGAAACTGTCTGGACTGGATACCCGCTGTAAAAGACAATTCGGTGTGGAGAAGTTCATCTGGATCACAAAGCAGAGCCATATGCAGACCCTGATCAAAGACATGCAGTAACGCTGTGCTAAACGCGGTATCGACTACAGTCCCAATTAGCATGGATCAGGAGCGGGAAAGCCTTCGGGCAGCAATAGTCAACCAGCATGGAACGATCCACAGGTTCTGCCGCAGAAACCAGCAACTTAACCGGCCTACAGTCTATCTGGTTTTGAACGGTAAGTATCCCGGAAACACTGAAAAGCAGATCAAGAAAATCAAGATGGCCCTGTCCGGCGAGGACCGTAGCGAATCTGTTTTCAAAGCCATCAAGTCCGAGGCCTGTAAGAAATGTGCAGTCAGCGGAACCTGCAACAAGTGTGACCGACTGTTCCGATCCCAGGCTGCAGCGGTGTTAGAAATTTTCTCAAATTGAGTGACCTATGAAACAGCAAAAAATAGCACATGTACTCTGCCATAAGGACGGAGAAGCCGCTGGACCCAAGCTGGAAATTTTCCCCTCAGAACAGTGGAAAAAACCGAGGGCCAAAGTTGGTTACTACCGTCTGCGCAAAGACCGTCTCTGGGTTATGCAGGGTGAAAAATATTCCTTCATGTCTCCCGCTAAAATTGGAGAAATTGTGGTCCAATCGTTGGGATTGGTCGAGCCGGAACCTGAGCATGTACCAGAGCTGAAGCCACAGCAGCGGGTAACAGTACTGGGTCCAAATGGATGGACTATGGGCATAACCGTAACCGATCCCATACAAGGACCGGATGGACGGTGGCAGATTTGGGTCAGGGGTTATGGTTTTGCTGGATTTTATCTTTGTGAGGAAATCAGGAGATGACCATGAACAGCACACTTTGTAGAACACTACGGAAGATGTTGTCAGACGGATTTGAGCAGTACAATGGCGTAATCGACCCGGCAGTATATGAACGCTTGAAATGCGAGAAACCGGAACGAGCGTACTGGGTTTGCAACTGGCCTATCCTCCATTGCTTGGGCTGTCGCAGGAAATGCACCCCCAAAGACATCCGAGGCTTCCAGATTGTGCTGCCCAATGCTGAACCGTCTGTGATTGAATGGCAGGAAAGAGTTGCTACACTACTTAAGAAAAAGTTTATGCGTCCGGCAGAAGCAGCCTTTTGCTTGGATGTATCCGAACGCCATGTGCGCGACCTGGTTGAAGAGGGAATTTTGATACGCCATGTCCGTCCCCCTTTGCGCATAACTTCCGAGTCCGTGAAGCAGGAAATGGAGCAACTAGAGTAGTAATAAACTTTGCATATCCTGCATGACCGCAGTGAATTAGCCTCCTGTATATCACATAATAGCCTCCGTAACGCATGAACACATAAATGCTACGGAGGTTTTTTTATGGTCTCTCTCAGCGATAACTTCACACTCAATGAATTTACCCGATCCCAGACAGCCGCACGGCTGGGTGAACGGGTAACGGTTGAGCTCACATCACCCGAATACGCCAACATAGTCACGCTCTGCAAAGAAGTCTTGCAGCCGTTGCGTGGACTGCTCGAAGCCCCCATCACTATTACATCCGGCTACCGTCCTGATTGGCTCAATGAGCTTATCGGCGGAGCTCCTAATTCCGCGCACCTTTCAGGCCGCGCTGCTGACATTGTCGTGCCCGGCATGTCTCCGCGCAGCGTGGCCCTGATGATTGTGCGGTCTGGTTTGCCCTTTAACCAGTGCATTCTTGAATTCGGACAGTGGGTGCATGTCTCTATCGCGCCCATGGGCGACGAACCGCGCCGTCAGGTTCTGACAGCCAGCAAGAAGAATGGCGCGACCATCTACAGGGAAGGTTTGTAGACATGCCTTCCGCCTTTGACATGTTGTGCATGATCTTCGCTGCTGGAGTCATTTTCGGATTTGGTGTCCGGGCAGCGGATGCCATGATTGAAGTCTTTATCTCTGTCGTTAGCGGGCTTCTTGCCACACTTATAGTCATTTTTGGCAGTGCGGCTAAATGGCTGCGCAAAGCTTTAACCTCAACCCGGAGAAAACAATGAAGTATTACCTCATTCTTGCCTTTATCGGTGCAGCCGTTGGCGCGCTGGTCGGCCTCGTCGCAGGTTGGCTCGTCAGTCTGCTCTGGCCCTGTGTAATCGTCGGCGCTGTCGCCGGTGCTCTCGGTCTGTCCACATGGCACATCTGGCCCAGCTGGTTCAGTGACCGTGTTCCCGACTGGGTTCCCGGCGCGGTCATGCTGGTGGTTTGCGTCATGCTCGGCGGTGTAATCGGTGCTTTTACCGGATGGGATGTTCGTGGCTGTGGTTTCGGTGCGTTGTTTGGCATCATCGTTGTCGGCATGTCCTACGGCATCCGCCTTATGCCCTTTAACGTTCAGTAGGGAGTGGCCGTCATGATCGGATCTATTTTGGACTTCGGTTCCACCATCATCGACAAAATATGGCCCGATGCCGGGGAAAAAGAAAAGGCCAAAATGCGTCTTGCTGAACTGGCAGCCAAGGGTGAGCTGGCAGAGCTGGAAGGCGGGTTGAAGGTCATGCTTGCCGAAATGAACGGTAACTGGCTCCAACGTTCATGGCGGCCCATCCTCATGCTGACCATTGTGGCCATCGTTGCCAACAACTACCTGATCTATCCCTATCTGTCCCTGTTCTGGGTGAAAGCCCCTCAACTGGAGCTGCCCGAACAGCTCTGGAGTCTCATGCAATTGGGTCTGGGCGGTTATGTGGTCGGACGTAGTGTTGAGAAATCAGTCAGCAATTGGAGAAACAAGAAGTGACCGAACACATTGAAACTCTGAATCTCATTTTGAGAGTCGTGCAGATTCTGGTCATACCCCTTGCTGGTCTGTTTATCCGCCAGATTATGGCTCTTCGTAAAGAGCTTGAAACCCTGAGGGTAAAGGTCACCGAAAACGAAGCCAAGCTCTGCAATATGCCTGACAGTTCTGCCCTGCATAGCATTGCTCTTTCTCTTGAAAGGCTGCGCGGCGAAGTCGGCAGTCTGGGGGCAGAGATGGGCGGCATGAAAGATGTGCTTCAGAAAGTGGATCGCATTGTTGAACGTCAAGAAAACTATCTGCTCAATAACGGAGGCAAATAATGAGCGGCTACGAAAACGTAATTTCCGAGCACCTGCGCATCACCATTCTGCGACTGCTGGACGAACACAACGGGACTTCCAACGATTCCCTGCTTTGCGATCTGGTGGCCCCTTTTGGCTTCAATCCCAGCCGGGACAAAATGCGCACCGAGCTTAACTGGCTTGCAGAACAGGGCCTCGTTGAATGCTCTGATAACGGCTGCATGACCGTAGAGCTGACCCAGCGCGGCGAGGATGTGGCTAAGTGCCGCGTCATAGTTCCGGGCGTTAAGCGTCCTGCGCGGAGATAGGTCATGGGTAAGGCGTATCCGATGGAAGTCCGCCTAAAAGCTCAGGAGCTTTTCTGCGTTCTGCGTTGGACTCTTGAGGCTGTAGGTGAAGAGATCGGCGTTGCATACACTACCGTCCAGCGCTGGTCCCAAAAGTATGGCTGGCAGGAAATGCAGGATAAATTGGCACAGGCTCAATTCGACATTAAGGCAGACAGCATTTTGGCCCGCGCGGAAATGCTGACGACTCTGATTAAGACCAAAGACCCTCAAGCGGCCTTTGCTGTCAGTTCTCTTGAAACGCTGGCCATGAAGCAGGCCGAGGCGGAACGCGCCGGAAAAATCTTTGACGCTGCTGTAGGTGACACACCTGAAATCAAGACTACTGACGACATGGCCGCAGCTTTACGTGAAGCTGTGACTCAAAAGCTGTCCAATATGCTTAGCGACACTTCGCAGGTCGATTTAAAGGCGGTTGCTGACATCCAGAAGGCATCGAAAATTATCGAAGAAATGGAAAGTAAACCCAAGAATGATGATCCTGGTACAGGAAACGGTGTTTCCGCTGACAACTTAGACAAAATGCTCGATGCACTGAAATAATTATGAAAGTCAAACTCTTGAATTATCAGCACGAATTGCGCGAAGAGTTAGCTGTAAACGACGTGGTTGTTGTTAGAAAATCACGACGCACCGGTTACTCGTGGGGCGCGAGTTGGGTTGCTACAGAGTATGCTGCAAAACCAAAATTAGAAGGCGGCATGAATGTCTATTACATGGGTTACAACCTTGAAATGGCGCGTGAATTCATTGAATACGTCGGTGATGATGCAAAATATTTAGAGTTGGGTGCTTCGGCTATTGGTGAAACTTTGTTCGGCGATGTGAACGACCCCGACAATCAGATTCAGGCTTTCAGAATTAAATTCAAGCATGGCAGGGTTACCAGCCTGCCGAGCAATCCGCGCAGCCTGCGCGGTATTCAGGGCTTACTCATCATAGATGAAGCGGCATTTCATAAAGACCTTGCTGAACTGCTGAAGGCTGCTCTGGCTATTATTATGTGGGGCGGTAAAGTTCTCATCATTTCTACTCACAATGGCGAAGATAATCCGTTCAACGAGCTGGTTGAAGATATTCTGGCTGGGAAGTTGCCTTACAGACTTCTCACTTGCGATTTTGATAGGGCCATTGCTGAAGGGCTGTACAAACGTATTTGTGAACGTGTCGGACGTGAGTGGTCGCAAGAAGATCAAGATAAATGGCGTGCTGATATTATTGAATCGTATGGTGTCGGAGCTGATGAAGAACTTTTTTGCATCCCCGCCCGCGGGGGTGGTGCATGGTTAAATCGTAATTTGATTGAATCCTGCATGTCTTCTGATTTTCCGGTAATCCGTTTTGAACCACCGTCCACAGACTTCGTTGACTGGCCTTTAGAAAGAGCCGCAGCAGAAGTTCATGATTGGTGTGAGGAAAATCTCGCCCTGGCACTTGATGGCCTTTCTATCAAACATGATCATTTTTTCGGTGAAGACTTCGGACGTAGCGGCGATTTAACCGTGATTTGTCCGTTGGCTGAGCTGAATAACTTATTCTTGAAAGTTCCATTTATTCTTGAATTGCGAAATGTACCTTTCCGCTCTCAAGAGCAAATCCTTGCCTACGTTATTGATCGCCTGCCCCGTTTTCGAGGTGGTGCTCTTGACGCACGTGGTAACGGTCAGGCCTTAGCTGAATTCGCACGCCAAAGATACGGCACAGACCTTATTGCCGAGGTGATGCTTTCACGAGGCTGGTACCGGGACAACATGCCCCCGCTTAAAATACAGTTCGAAGATCGCACTATAACTATCCCGAAACATAGAGACATCTTAGACGATTTACGCGGTTTGAAACTTAAGCAAGGCATCCCCAGCCCACCGGATAGCCGACAGAACTCAGGAAGCGGACAACGTCATAACGATTCAGCTGTATCTCTAGCTCTAGCTCTTTTTGCCCGTAATTCAATTGAAACTACCCCGTGGGAAGCCCCAATAACCGCCGGATCATCCGCAGCAGCAGCCCTGACAAGAGGATATAGATAATGAGTACTGGAATATTTGATAGTAAGGGCAATTGGATTGAATTTAGCTCCGGCGCTATGGCCAACCTTGGCACTGAGTTCGCCACCAGCTCGCGGGCCATGGGCTTCGATCCGGCCAGTATCTTCGGCATGCTTCCCGACCCTGATCCGGTTCTGCGCAAGAGGGGCGAAGACGCCGCGATCCTTGCCGAGCTGGAAGGCGACGACGAGGTTTCCACTGGCATAGAAAAACGGACACTACGCACCCAGAACAAAACGAATTTCACGTTTAATCCCGGTCACGCTGAAGGTGAAGAGCCGACTGCGCAGGCCGTGGAAGTCTGCAAGCAGCTCGAACGGGATCTGTCCGCGCTGAAGCTCCGGGACGAGTTCGGCGAGATCCTTGAAACGGTTTTCTATGGGCCCACGTTTTCAGAGCTGATGTGGGAACCGCATAACGGCAGATTTAAGCTTGTCGGTATCGTCAGCAAGCCCCGTGACTGGTTCGGCTTCAATGATGAGCGTCAGCCCGTATTCCGTTCCATGGAATCTGTCGAAGGCGACCCGCTGCCGCCCTATAAATTTCTGATTACCCGGCATCGAGCATCATACGGCAACCCCTACGGCAAGCGTTTACTGACCAAATGTTTATGGCCTGTTGCGTTTAAGCGCGGTGGTATCGAATTCTGGACAAAGTTTTGCGAAAAGTTCGGCTCTGCCTTCATGATCGCTAAGGCCGGTAAGGATGCCATAGAACGAAACGTGATTGCCGCGCAGCTCGTTTCCATGATTCAGGATGCCGTGGCTGTTCTGCCACCTTCCAGTGATGTTGATCTTGTTCAGGCCTCAAGCAAAGCCGGTGATCTGCACAAGAGTTACGTCAACCATTGGAACGTGACCATCTCCAAGATTCTGACCGGGCAGCACCTTTCTACCGGGCAGGAAGGACAAGGTTCACGCGCAGCCTCGGAGACTCACAGCGCCCAGCTCGACGCGCTGGCAGAGTCTGATCAGGCCATGTTGGTCGATTCCATGAATCGTCTGGCGCAAATTTACACCCGCGTGAATGCCGGGGCTGACGTGTTCCCGCCGAAATTCGAATACACGGAACCCGAAGATTACAAGGAAAAAGCCGCTCTCGATAAAGAGCTTAGAGACTGTGGAGTAATATTTAAAAAAGTCCACTTTGTAAGGCATTACGGCCTTTCCGAAGACGAATTTTCCATGGATTCATCATCCCCTGAAAACGCTCCTGCCCAGGGCGCAGACCCGGCGGCGCCTGCTGCTCCTGCCGCCGGGTCCGATTTTTCTGCTGGTGATGACGTTGACGAATATCAGCAGGCAATAGACCAGCTCGCCGAAAAACTCAGCGGTGAAACCACCCAGCTCAATGAAGGCTTTGTCAGTGAAATTGAAAAGGTGGTCAGCCAAGCTGAGAATTTTGAGGATATGCAGATCATGCTTTCCGAGCTGCTTGGCCAGAGTCATGACCAGAACGAAATTGAAGAGCTGATTGCCAACGCCATGACCAACGCCGCGCTTGCAGGACGTGCCGCAGTGCATGGGGAAAGCAATGATTAGCGTTGATGCTCTCCAACCCGCAGCGGCTCTCAAATACTGGTCAGGCATGGTGCCTGTTACCAAAAAGGAATTTGAAAAACTGAGCGAAGAGGCCAAGCGTCGGGCCTTTACCGTTTCAGGGCTGGCTAAATTGGATCAGGTGACAGCGGTTCAACAGGCCCTGACAAAATGCATGGAAGAAGGCGGAACCCCTGCCGACTTTAAAAAGCAAATTCCAGAGATCATTAAAGCACAGGGTTGGACCGGAAAGAAGGCGCACCGCATTGACAACATTTTCAGGACTAATTTGCAGTCTGCATACATGGCCGGTCGCTATGAGCAGATGCAGAAGGCAACCAAGCTGCGGCCGTACTGGATGCTCGTTGCAGTCTATGACAAGCGCACACGGGTTACGCATCTGGCAGTAGATGGCCTTGTTTTTCCGCATGACCACCCGTTCTGGCAGACTTGGTATCCGCCTAATGGTTTTGCCTGCCGCTGTATTGTTATCACTCTGTCCGAACGTCAAGTGAAAGCGCGCGGCCTTAAGATTCAAAAGGAAATGCCGGACAGGCTGCGCGTTGTTGATCCTGAAACAGGAATGGAGACTTTCGTTACTCCGATACCTGACCGGGGATGGGCGCAGAATGTCGGCGAAAACTGGCTTGCCGGGCTGGAACCGAAAGAGGTTGAAGGCAAGGTCAAAGATTTATCCAGCAATGCCATTTGCCGAGGCGGTAATTTCGCCAAGGGCGAAACCTGTAAACCGCCGCTGAAGGATTTGGACGCTAAGCACATCCTTGAAGTTGCGCCGGAAGACATTCTTGACGCTGATCTGGGCAAAGACGAGCACGTGCTGGCTTTTCTGAAGGAATTCGGCCTTTCGAAACTGAACGATCAAAAGACTTTGAATGTCCATGGCTATCCGCTGGTCGTATCACGCGGTTTGTTCCTGGATAAAGTCAGCGGTGAATACAAGACCACATGGAAGGATAAAGGACCGTATATGAAGCTGCTGGCCCGGACCATCCAGAACCCTTACGAGGTCTGGTGGGTTCCTGTGGAAGTGGGGCCGCATAAGACCTTGCGCTATTCACTTCGGCTTATCAGGCCCTTCAGGTTGCCGGGTAGCAAACAGATCGCCGGATACTCGTCATTTTCATTGATTGGCCGTGAATGGTTGGCCGCAACAACTTTCGCACCAAAAGCGAATCGTTCTGAGGCTGCAATATTGAAATATTTGGAAAGTCAACGAACCGGAGTGCTCGTCTATCGAGAGGGAGAGAATGATTAACTCGGCTCAACCGGCTTGCCGAGAGTGCGGGCAGACCCCTGATCCCTCCCCGGCGGGACAGTCTGTCAATCACTCCATTCTCTAAACAGAAAATAACAACCAGCAGACACGGAGTCAATACATGGCAACTCTTAATAACGTCGAACTCTTCCGCACCGGCACCCACACTGACAGTGCGGGTAATACCCGTACTTGGTCAATGGATGATCTTAAAAAGATCGTCAGCCAGTACGACCCGACAAAAGAGGAAGTGCCAGCCGTGCTCGGACATCCCAAAGACACAGCCCCAGCCTATGGCTGGCTGAAACGAATCTGGATTGAAGGTGAAAGGTTGCTCGGTGACTTCCATCAAGTCGCAGATGAGTTTGTCAAAGCGATTAAGGACGGCCGTTTTAAAAAGCGTTCTATCTCACTGGATAGACATTTCCGTTTGCAGCACGTCGGCTTTCTGGGGGCGGCGCTGCCCGGTGTGACCGGACTTAAAGATATTGAGTTTTCAGCATCTGCTGAATTTGAATCATACGAATTTACAACAAACGAGGGCGGAAAGCCCAAGGAGGATGGAATGGATGAGCTGACTAAAGCACTGGCGAAAATCAAAGAGCTGGAAACGGCTCTTGGCGAAGCAACCAAAACAATTGAAGAGCTGAAAGGCGAAGGCAAGGAGGCCGAATATAAAAAGCAGATTGACGCTGCCAACACCAAGGCCAAGGAGGCCGTTGACGCACTCAACGAGTACAAAAAGAAAGCTGCTGACACCGACCTCGAAAACCGTGTTGACGCCCTGATCAAGGACGGAAAGCTATTGCCCGCAGACAAGGCCGATACCCTCGCCTTTGCCAAGTCCATGGACGGCGAAGAGGCCACCATGGATTTTTCCAAGGAAGACGGCAGCACCGAGAAGGTCAGCCCCCGTGAACGTTACCTGCGCAAACTGGAAGCGACTGAAGCAAATCCCATTCTTAACGAGTTTGCGAAGAATGGCGGTGGCAGTGGTGATGACGGTGTCGATACCAGCGAAGTAACAAGCAAAATTTAACCGCCTGTAGGCAAGGAGATAACTATGGTTATGGACGGAGTAATAGGCCGCTTTGAGGCCGGGGGCGAACGCGCTCACACCACATCCCATCCGCCGGTCATTAAGGCGGGTAAATTCAAACCCAATATTGGCGTGCTTCCTGCCGGGCAGGTGCTTCAGCGCGTTGCCAATCTGCTGGAGCCGTTCACCGGAGCTGAAGGCGAAGTCATGGTCGGGGTGCTTGATGCCCCCTTGGACACTTCAACCGATGAAGTCGGCGAATACGTTGTTCACGGGGCTGTCAAAGATCGCCTGCTGACTAAAGACAATGGCACCGCCCTTGATGCTGCCGAACTTTTTAAACTGTATGAAATCGGGATTTACCCCGAATAAGGAGCAAACATGCTTGCTAATCTGAAAGGGCTTTTCAGCCCGCAGGCCGTGGCGGCAAACCTGAAGGCACTGCCCCCGATTAAGTCAACCGTCATGGACCTGCTTTTCCCCGATCGTCCGACACATCCTTTTGCCCTCGTAGGTGTTGAAGAACTGGTGGATGTAGTCGGCACTATCCCGGTTGTTACCCGTGGCGGTAAATCCATCAATGTCGGCACAGGCAGCGCGTCCATTCTGTTTGTTGAACCCCTGCCGGTTAAGCCTTCCAAAAACATTACCGGGCAGGACCTGAACAACCTTAAGTTGCTGCTGGGAGACAAGGTTTCCCTGACCAACTACAGCAGAAACGTCACCGACTACCTGCGCAAGACAACTCGCGCTACCACTGAGGCTATTTGCTGCACAGTGCTTGATGGCACGCTGAGTTGGCCCGTTAAGCTCGAAGGCGGTGGCTATGAACAGTATGAAGTCCACTACGGTGCTCCGCTGAGTGTTGTACCCAAAGTCAAAATCGACGCGGACGGTGCCACTCTTGCTGATCTGGAAGCCATTCTTGATGACATGGAAACCGCCATTCAGGAAGCAGGGATCGGCGGCAACGTAGAATTCCTTGCAGGTAAGAAGGCATGGACTCACATCGGAAAGCTGGTGGAAGCTTTGGACAGCACTGCCGACATCGTCGTTAAGAAAACAGAAAAAGGACTGGATATTAACGGCTATCTGGTTCGCAAATGCACCGAAAGATACCGTAATCCCGAAACCGAAGACATGGTTTCCAAAATCCCTGAACACAAAATTCTTGCTTACGCCACCGATGCCCCCGGCAAGGTCATGTATTGCGCTCTGGATAACATTGATTCCGGTCTTAAGCCTCTGCCGTTTCAGCCTGTTCCCTACGAACTGGACGAAGGCACCGGTTACAAGATTGTCGGTCATTCCAAGCCGCTTCCGGTACGTAATCCCAAGACTCTCTGCTGGGCAAAAGTCACCGCAGAAGAAGCTTAACCTCCAAAATTCCATTCTAAGCCAAGCGGGGCTTCGTCCGGTACGATGCCCCGCTTTTTTACCCATGAACTAGTTTAAAACTAGTCCAAAACGCGTGAGAGGATGAAATGTATTGCACACGTGCGGAGCTTACAGACCATGTCCTAGAAGAATACCTGACCGCTGCCGACAACAAGAAGGCTGAAACCGTTGCTACAGCAATCAGCAACATTGAAGCTGAAATGACTGAAGCCCTGAACTGCGGCGGCTACACCATCACCCCCGATTCCATCCCGGCCACAGTGAAAAAAGTCTGTGCGGTTATCGCCGCGTACAACTCGGTCAGTGCCATTACCTCACTGATCAAAACTTCGGCAAATTCCGAAAATGTCTGGCTGCCTCTGCAACGCAAATTTGAACGGGCGGAAAAAACTTTAGATCAGATTCGTGAGGGCAAAGTCAGGCTCGCAGCACCGGAAGCGGACAGCGCACAGCCTAACGATACTGTTGTAGTGGTCACCCCGCCCAGCAAATTCGGAGATTGTTGGAGTAAATTCTAATGGGCGGCGTCAGTTTTAAAATGGATATGGACAAGCTCATGCGTGGGTTGGACACGGTCATAGTCAAGGCAAAGCAGAACCAAGAATTTATGGATGCAGCCGGTGAAACGTTGGTCAGCTCCACCCAGCAACGTTTTAGCGATGGCGTAGGCCCAGACGGTAAGCGCTGGAAAATCAGCCACCGGGCAGAGCAGGAAGGCGGTCAGACTCTGATTGATTCCGGTCAGCTCCGCAGCTCCATCTCCTACGAAGCTTCCCCGCAAATGGTCGTAGTCGGATCAAACAAGGTCTACGCTCGTATTCACCAACTCGGCGGCAAGGCCGGTCGAGGCCATAAAGTGACAATTCCTGAAAGACCCTACCTCGGAATTAATGACGAGGATCGCGCCGAGCTTAAAGCTCTTGCGGTTGAACATTTGAAATCAATGTTTGGAGCATAAGACATGAAAGACTTGATTTTCGAAACCCTGTCCACAGCGGCCATGGCCTCCGGGTTGGAGCCGCTGGCAGACGGCACGAGGCCTATCTATGAAGCTCCGGTGGAAATGGACGAAATCATGCTGCCCAAGCCACGAATTGAAATCCAAATTTTGAAAGCCCCGGTCAAGCCGTTCAAAAAGAAACTGGCCAAGTATCCCACCCCCGGCAAAGAGGATACCCATCGGACAATCAGAAAAGCACTTGATCAGGTCGTCTGCCCGGTGCGTGTGGCCATCATTTCCAACGATGAAAAATGGCTCAAAGATTTTGCGCATACTTTGCACAGAGACCTCCCACGCAAGATAGCTGACAGGCATAATAACGTTGTAAAAATTGAGGTTGAGGCGGTTGAGTCCACAGGCGGTGGCTCCAAGTTGGTCAAAGTGGCCAGCTTGGAAAAGCTGAGCAAGGTGTTTCATTTGAGATTCACCGGGCTGGTTACCAGAGATGAGGAAACCGCTTGGATCAAGGATGTTGAAATTAATGTCGCTGGTTATCAGCAAGGAGGCAAATAATGGCTAAGAAAAAGGCTGGGGAAGAAATCACACTTAAGCCGGTCACAGACTGGGCAGAAGATGCTGGTTTGAAAAAATGGCAGATGCTTGCAGTGTGTCGGGCCGAACGCTGGCTCTCGGACAAGCAGGTTTCCAAAGCCGAGTTTGATGCTGCATTTGAGCGGTTCAACTCTCGCGCTATGGGAGGTTAACCATGGGCCGTAAGGATGTTTTTGAAATACTGGTCGATGGAACCAGCGGCATTACTCCCGGTGATATTTCGGGCAAGTGTTTAATTGCCGGGGTTTGTTCCAAGGGTGAAGTAGGCAAGATTTATTATCTGGGTAAACGCTCCGACCTGACCGGACTGCTCGGTTCCGGTCCGCTGGTGGATCGTCTGAATGATACTTTCACTAATTGCGGACAGGACGCAACCGTGCTGGCTGTGCCTGTGTCCGGCTCTCCCGCTGGTTATATCGGAGAACTGAAGCACGGCGGTACTGGTCCTGATGCATCCACCAGTGGTCTTGCCCTCGGTAATGCAGATGTCGTGCTTAAAGTCACAGATGCAGGCGCACCCGGTGTGGGTAAAATCGCCATATCCGTGGACGGCGGGAATTTATTCGGCGATCCGGCTGTGCTGCCCATTAACCGTCAGGTTTCCATTGACGGCCTCGGTGTTACCATCGTGCTTGTTGAAGGCGATCTGGTCAAAAATGACACCTACACCTGCATTGTGCGTGCAGCCATCGGTCCGGTCTCCCAGATCGGCCCCGGCCCGTCTGTCTCTGCTGCAGGGAATGTTACCCGCGCTGCTCAGGTTATCCTTCAGATTATTAAATCCGGCATTCGCAATGTAGGCCAGTACAGATTGTCCACTGACGGTGGCGACAACTACGGGCCGTCCATGACTATCCCCATTGATGGATACATCGCTGTAGCTGACACCGGGGTAAAAATTACCTGCCCGGCTGAAGATGCAGAATATATCGGCGGGACAGAATATCGTTTTGATCTGCTGGCCCCGGTACCGTCCATAGCAT